AAGTAAAACGTTCACAGTATTTATAATAGCAACAGTAGCATTATTTACAACAAAGCTAACAGGAACAGAATGGACAACAATAGCTGCAATATATATAGGAAGTACAAAAGTTACAGAAACACTTTTAAAATTAAGAGACAAATTATAAAAAAATAATATTTATTAATAAATGAACTATAACGAAGTAAAACTTTGGATGATCAATATGACAGTAATAACAGTTACTTTTACACAAATTGAAAATGTTTTAAAATTATTACTATTACTTGTATCAATTGGATACAGTATCGATAAATGGGTTAAATTACGTAAAAAGAAAAAAGATGAAACTGAATGAAACAGGTTATCAGTTAATAATGGAATTTTAATATGATAGTATATCGACATCGACGGTTAGATACTAATGAAATATTCTATATAGGTATTGGTAAATCTAAAAATAGAGCTTATCAATTTCGTTCTCGAAATGAATTTTGGAAGAATATAATCAATAAGACAGATTATTCTATTGAAATTATAGCAGAAAATTTGAATATTGAAGACGCTAAAGAATTAGAATGTTTTTTAATACAGGAATATGGTAGAAGAGATTTGGGATTAGGAAATTTAGTAAACTTAACAGACGGTGGTGATGGATGTATTAATTTTTCAGACACTACTAAAGATAAAATATCTAATTCCTTAAAAGGTAAAGTTCAATCTGAAGAAACTAAATTAAAACGTTCTGTTTCTTTAAAAAATACTTGGAAATGTCCCGAACTTAGAAAACTTAAAAGTATTCAAACAACAGAATTAAATAAATTAGGTATAATTGGTACAAAAGGTAAAATTTCTCATAAAAAAGGTAAACCTTTTGACGGAGATAAAATAAAATTATCTTTAAGTTTAAAAGAATATTATAAAAATAATAAACCTTATAATTTTGTAGAAATAAATGATATTTTAAAAATTCAAATTTTAAACGATTATAAAAACGGTGTAACTAAATTTAAATTACATAAAACTTATAATTTAGGTAGATGTATAATTGAACGAATAATAAAAACATTATGAAAATAATAAGTATAGGAGAAAAAGGTATTGAATTAATAGCTTCTCTTGAGTCATTTAAACCTAAACCTTACATATGTCCCGCAGGGGTAATTACAATTGGTGAAGGTACTACAAGATACTTTGATACTAAAAAAAGAGTAAAATTACAAGATACTCCAATTAGTAAAGAAGAAGCTAGGAGATTATTAATAGGAGATATAGAAACTATTTATGCTCCACTAGTAGATAAATTATGTAGAGATGATTTAAATCAAAATGAATTTGATGCAATATGTTCATTTGTGTATAATGCGGGTGCTACATATAGAGGAAAAGATGGTAAAAATCATTATTATAATATTTTTGAAAATATTAATAATAAAATGAATGAAAAAGATTTAATTAGTTATTGGGAAAATTGTGCTATTACAGGTGATGGTAAAAAATTAAACGGATTAGTTAAAAGACGTAAGCTTGAAGCCAAATTATATTTTACAAAATGAGTACAAATTTTAAACATTTAGCAACCCTATACGTTATTATAGGGTTGCTAATATTTAGTCTATTTTTACAACGAAGTTGTTCAAATAAAAGTATTAAACTACAAGAAGTTATTAAATACGATACAATATTTAAACCTGTTGCTTCTAAACCAGTAGTTACTACAAAATATAAAACTATAAAAGGTAAAGATATTTTAATTCCTGGAAAAATAGATACAATAGAAGTTAAAGTATTTGAACAATCTGTAGATACTATTAAATTAAATATGTATATTAATGCAACTAAAATAAGGTCATATACAACACAATTTAATAAAAGTGATGCTGATATATCAATTTATTCAGAAACTAAAGGAGAATTACTTAAAATAGTTCCTACAGTAAAAATTAAACAAGTTAGCGTTAAAGAAACAGTGTTCGCATTATATGCTGGTTTAGAAGTATATAATAATTTACAATTATCTAATCCTGGAGTTAAAGTTGACTTAGGTATTCAAAATAAAAAAGGTGATATTTTTACTGGTGGATATGACACAAACCAAAATATTTATGTTGGTTTTAAGAAACAATTATTCAATATTAAAAAATAATATAAAATAAATGCTATTTTATTAGGTTTTTACAATAAAATGTATTATCTTTGTAATTATTAATCAATATGTTATATATGACACTGGAAGAAATAAAAGAATTTTTAAGAAATAAAAAAGGTTATATTAAGTTTGGGGCATTCAAATTATCAACAATATTAGATGCTGATGAAGATTTATGTTATCAAGCATTAGGTGAAATTCGTAAAGAATTTAAAAATAAAGGTAATAAAATATTCAACTCTGAAGTAGAACATAATTTTAAATCATCTCAAGATATATTTAAAAATGCATTTTTTGATGTTAGCAGGGGATTTAATTACGAAAAGAAAGCAATTGAAGTATTTAAAAAAGCTTTAAAAGTTAAAAAAAATGTTTTAGTTATTGGTGATTTACATTTACCATTTACTTTAGAAGGTTATTTAGAACACTGTATTGAAACTTATTATAAACATAATTGTAATGAAGTAGTGTTTATAGGCGATATAATAGATAATCACGCAAGTTCTTATCACGAAACTGATCCTGATGGATATAGTGCAGGACAAGAACTTAAATTAGCAATACAACAAGTTAAAAATTGGTATCAAGCTTTTCCAAAAGCAACAGTTGTTATAGGTAATCACGATAGATTAATAATGCGTAAAGCTTATTCCAGTGGTTTGTCTAAACTATGGATTAAAGATTATGCAGAAGTATTAGGTGCACCAGGATGGAATTTTACAGAATCTGTTGAAATAGATGATGTATTATATATTCACGGAGAAGGTGGTGTAGCAAGAACTAGAGCTCGAAGAGATTTATGTTCAATTGTTCAAGGACATTTACATACACAAGCTTCTGTTGATTGGATTGTCGGTAAGAATTTTAAAATCTTTGCCTGTCAAACTGGATGTGGTATTGATGCTAAAGCTTACGCAATGGCTTATGCTAAAGAATTTGCCAAACCTGCAATAGGTTGTGCTGTAATACTAAATGGTAAAACAGTATTTAACGAAATGATGGATTTATAATAAATAACAAATATGACCCCAGCCATAACGGTCTGGGGTTTTTTTATACACAAACATATGACGATTTCAAAAATTATTTACGACATCAGAACAGCTATCAGGGATACTGTTGATGATTCGAGATTTTCAGACAGGTATATATTACATCTGTACAATTTAAAACGTAGTAAATATCTACGTAATGATGCAAATAATTTGCAAAAATTAATAGATACTTCAATATTACAGAAGTTCTGCTTAGAAATGGAAGAAGTATCTGTAAATGAATGCGGTTTAGACTACGATTGTGGCACGATAATGCGTTCTAAGACTGCTATACCAGTTCCAATAGAATTACATCTTAAATCGGCTATAACAGAGGTTAAACCAACTGTTAAAATAACTAAGCCTTTTAACTTTGTTAATAAAGAACGAGCTGTTTGGAGTCAATATTCACCATTTGCTGAATCAATTTATGCTTTTTTAGATACAGATAAATATATTTACTTAATTAGTAAATCTGAAACAGTTAAAATGATTGACTGTATTACAGTTACAGGTATATTTGAAGACCCTTTAGAATTACAAAATTATAAAAATTGTTGTAATTGTGATGATGTTAAACCTTGTTTTGATGAAGATACAACAGAATATCCATTACAAGCACATCACATTGATAATATTCGTAATGAAATTATACAAACTCTTACAGGTTCTTTACAGATACCTGAAGATAATAATAACAACTCAAATAATGATTAATATTCGCTCTGAGGGTAGGATTAATTCAGATTTTGGTATTAAAGATTACTATGATTATTATAAATCTAAATCTAAAGAACCTAAATCTAAAACTTTATTTGATAAAGTAGTTTATGATTTTAATAAAAGAATTGTAGAATGTATAATTAATGAAGGTTTAGAATTTACACCTGTTAAAACTAAATTTACATTTTGTATTAGAAAAAATAAAAGAGGTATTAAATTAGTAGATAATAAAGTTGTTAACACACATCCAATTGATTGGAAAACCACAACCAAATTATGGGAAACTGATGAAGAAGCTAGAGAGAAAAAGTTGATTATTAGATTTTTAAATAATCATACTTCTAAATATGTATTTAGAATATTAATGTTAAAAGGTAAAGGAACTTATTTAAATAAAAGGTTCTTTAGATATAAACCACCACGTTCTTTTCAAAGAACTCTAGCTAAACGGATATTAGATCCAAATTTAGAAAATTATGAAGCATATAAACAATATTAAATATATAAAATGGTAACAGGAAATAACATTTCAATAGGTAATATCTTATGGAAGGTATTAAAACAACCAATTGTACAAGATTTAAAATACGAGGATGCTGCAGAATACGCAATTGAATATTTAAGGTTAATAGGTGCTCCATTAGCTTTTGAAGATAAAGTTACACGCATTAAACTTAATAATTATAAAGGTTTATTACCTCAAAATTTAATTATTTTAAAAGGTATTGAATACGCAGATTGTGAATGTAATGGAGGTATTGCTATGAGATATGCTAGTAATATTTATCATACAGATATTAAAAATGATAGAAATTGTAAAAATACTACTCAAGAATATACTTATATAACTCAAAATAATGTTATTACAACTTCAATGAAAGACGGTTGGATTAACATTTCATATAGTGCAATAGCTACTGATGATTTTGGTTATCCTTTAATACCAGACAACGAATCATTTAAAGTAGGTTTGGAATATTATATTATTCATAGAACTTTAGAAGGATTGTGGTCAATGGGTAAAATTACAGATAAAGTGTTTCAGTACTATGAACAAAAACGTCATTATTATTCAGCGCAAGCTACTAATTCAATGACCATTAAGAATATGGATCAAATGGAAACGATGATGAATGCTATTAACCGAATGATTGTGGACGTTAATCCTCAAGAAACATTTTATAAAAATTTTGGTTTACGAGAAGTTATAAAAAAACATACTTAATAAAATATGGAAAATCGTAAAATAAAACATAGTTATAATGGACTACAACAAGATATTACGTCTTCTCAATTTCAACCAAATTTTTATTTTGAAGGACGTAATATTAGAATTAATGCAACTAATTCACAAAGTACAAATTCTGTTATAAATGAAAAAGGTAATTCTTTAATTCTAACAATTCCAATACCTATTATTAATAATTCTAATCCTAGTTTAAAAAAGATTCTTTACAATAATAAAGAATTAGTTTATAAAATTACTGAAATTGATAATTTATCACCAAGTGGGGAACAAGTAATCATAGGTCATTCTAATAGTAGAGATTATGTTCTTTTGTTTACAACAGACAATAATGGTTTTGATTGTATTTGGAAAATGACTTATGATATATATGATTTAACATTGTTATATGTTAGAAATTTAGGATTTTCTGAAAATAATCCTATACAAACTATTAATAATTTTGAAAATAAAATTATAGATAAAATTTATTGGGTTGATGGTGTTCATCAAACGAGATTTTTAAATATAAATCACTCTATTGAAAATGGTGATGGTGAAGAATTAATAGATGTAAGTTCGAGTGTAATTTCATTAAGTGGAGATTTTGAATTATCTCAACCTGTAATAACAAATTTAGAATTTGGAGGTATTCATACTGCTGGAATGATTCAATATGCTTATAATTTATATATTGCAAATAGTTCCCAAACTAAAATTAGTCCTTTAAGTGAGTTAATTAGTTTAAATAAAGGTAATGGATTTGGAGGAGGGGGTTTAAATGAAATAGTAAATCAGATTCCTGTAGTAAAAGTTCCCACATTAGATAATAATTACACTAATATAAAATTATATGCTGTAAAATATACAAGTCTAAATCAAATCCCCTCTATAAGTTTAATAGCAGATAGAAACATTAAAGGTTTAACAGAATTTATATATTATGATGATGGAAATATTATAGAAAGTGTTTCCTCAGAAGAATTTATATTTTTAGGTTCTAATTTAATTATACCTAAACATATAAATACTAAATTTAACAGAATGTTTTTTGCTAATTATAATGAAAAGAATTTTGACATAAATATAGAAAATCCGTATAATATTGATTTTAGAGCATTTAGTTTTAATTCTTCTAATATAGCTACAGTTTATAATAATATTACTGAAAATATATCGAATACTTTAGTTGGTACAGATCCTATTAATGTTAATAACACTTTTACAACACTGCCCCCATTTAATCACGCATCTTCAAATATAAATTTTGACACATATAAATTTCAATCAAACGGGATTACACTTGGTGGAGAAGGTAAATTTATAAAATATCATTTAGTTAGAAATCAAATTGGAATAAATGGATTTACAGAAGAAGATTCAAAAAAACAATTTTTTAAAGATAATGAAATATATAGAATTGCAATACAATTTTATAATAATTTTGGACAAAATAGTACTCCAAAATGGATTAATGATTTTAAAACAATAGTCAATAGTAATCAATCTAATTTAAACGGATATTATGCAGGTATTAAAATTACTTTTAAAACAGAATTTTATAATTGGTTAAATAATAATTCTAATTTTTTAGATAATAATGGAATATATGACGATAGTTTGAAACCTGTTGGATATAGATTATTAAGATGTGAAAGAAATATTAGTGATCGTACAATATTGTGTCAAGGATTATTAAATGGTATGGTGTCAATTGATTCAGGAAGTGATCCTACGGAAGAAGATGGTAATCCAATACTTATTGATAGAGGTGAAAGAGGTTTGAAAATGCCATCATTAATGAGAAGATTTGATTATTATTTATCACCAATGCGACAAACTACGAACTATTCTAAAGTTAGTTCGTTTAGACCATTTCATCCAAATTGTACAATATTAAACGGTAGAGAAAGTAGAGAAATACAAGCAAATAATAGTAGTTCTTTATATTTTACAACAGTACAATATACAAAATTGATTCAAATGTTTTCTCCAGAGATAATGTTTAATAATATTTCTAATATTAATACTTCACAATTAACTGTTGTTGGTAGAATTAAAAATGATGAGAATAGAGTTTGGTTAAGGGAGAAAAATTTAACAACCGGTGCTATTCAGGAAACTCTTAAAATAAATACAGCTATAAATAAGTATGATGTAAAAACTGCAGGTAATATTACTGAAGATTCAGGATATGATCCAACAGGATTACAATATTTAGGGTTAATTTCTAATACAAATGATACTAGTACTGCTGGTTTTTCACAATTTTATAGATCTTATTCAGGAGATATTTTAAATGCTAGAAAAACATATGATATTTATAAAAAACCATTAATTGTTGAAAAAGGAGCTAGTCAAACACTATATAATAACGATGCTCCATTTAGGTTTACAAATTCTTTAGAACCTTTATCTACAGATGGTGGAGATGCTGGTGACGAACAAGAAAGATTGACAGAGGTACTATCTTGGGGATGTAAAAACTCAACATTTGTTCTTAAAGGAACACATCCTGCTGAAAATATAACCGCTATTGGCAATACAACTTATTTAGAAGATTTATATACTGATGCTGGGGGTATATTATATTCAGGAGTTGGAAATAATAGTAATGATTATCACGGTATAATTGCAGAATATACAATTATTAATAATAATATATATACTGGTAACATATACGGCGGTAATTCCTATGAATCAAAAAGAAGAAGTAATTATCTAGAAATAGGTATTTATAATAATATTAATACTTCAACATATGAATGTTTTTCACCAGGAGATACCTTTGTAGATAATTTTAAATTTACAAAATTAGTAAAAACAGAGAATTTATTGACTACTCAATATCAATCTCAAATTACAGAAATTGTAAATGTTAAACTTGAAACCCTTGTTGATGTAAAAAATAGAAATGATTTAAGTATTGAACAATGGGATAATATATTTCAACCAGTTTATGAAGATTATACTAAATATAATAGTGTATATTCTCAACAACCGACGTTGATTGAAAGAAGAAATTTAAATTATAATTTTAAAAATGTTACTAATTTTGACACAAATATTATTGCTAGCAAATTAAAATCTTCGGGTGAATTAATAGATAGTTGGACAGATCTACAAGTAAATGAAGTATTGACGCTAGATGGAAAATACGGTGCAATTAATTCTTTGACTAGTTTTAATGATGAACTATATGTAATACAAGATAAAGCTTTAGCGTTTATTTCAATTAACCCTAGAGTTCAAGTTCAAGGTTCCGATGGTTTGGCTATTCAATTGGGATCTGGTCAAGTATTAGATCGATATAAATATATTTCTATAGATAGCGGTACATTAAATAAATGGAGTGCATTATCAACACCTCAAGGTTTATATTATTATGATTTGTTAAATAAATCATTTATGATGTTTAATGGTCAAATAAATAATCTTTCAAATAGTAAAGCTTTACATTCTTATTTTACAAAAAATACTGATTTAACTACTCTTAAATTAGACAATCCTTTAATTAAACAAGGTATTTCTTCAGGTTATGATCAAATTAATAATGATGTGTTTATGACTTTTCATAAAGAGGATAATCCTTTTACTATTTCATATAATGAATTACGTAATCAATTTATATCTTTTTATGATTATTTACCAAGTATGTATATTAGTAAAGGTCAGTATTTTATTACAACTAATCCTAATTTAAGATCTATTTATAGACAATATACTGGTAATTATAATAATTTTTATGGTACAAACTATCCTTCTTATATTACATTAAATGTTAATCCTGAAGCAGATTTAGATACTGTATTTGATAACATAATGTATAAGTCAGAAGTTTATTTAAATGATATTGACCAACCTGATAAAACATTAACTAAAATCAGATTATATAATGAATATCAAGACTCTGGATTAATACCTTTAACAGTAGGTAGAAATTCTAATCTTAGAAGAAAGTTTAGAGATTGGAATGCTATTTTACCTCGTAATCAAAATTCTAGAGAAAGAATTAGAAATCCTTGGGTTAAATTAGTATTACAATTTGATAATACTTTTAATTATAAATTAATATTACACGATATTTCCATAAGTTATAGTGTATGAAAAAAGATATTTTAATTTACAGACATATACGATTAGATACAAATGAAGTTTTTTATATTGGAATAGGTAATGAAAAAAGACCTCATACTAAACATAGAAGAAGTGTTTTTTGGAATAATATTGTAAATAAAACTGAATACGAAGTTCAAATACTAAAGAAAAATTTAACTTGGGATGAAGCTGTCGAATTGGAAATATTATTAATTTCATATTATGGAAGAAAGGATAATAATACAGGTATTCTTTGTAATATGACAGATGGTGGAGAAGGTTCTTATGGTAGAAAACAAACTCAAGAATGTAAAGATAAAATTAGAAAAGCTAAAATAGGTAAATCGTCTATTACAAAAGGAAGAGTTAGATCTTTAGAACACTGTTTGAATATATCTAAAGGTAAAAAAGGTAAAAGAAATTTAAAAAGCAGTAAAAAAGTAATTGATAAAAGTACAGGATTGATTTATGATTCTTTAAGAGATGTTTCTAATATATTTAATATTAAATATTCAACACTTGCTGGATATTTAAATAAAAGTATTAGAAAAAATATTACTGATTTTGAATATGTTGAAAATTTTAATATAAAACCTATTGAAATTACAGACCATTATAAATATTCTAGCACATTAGAAAAATGGGTTGTTATATACAATTCTGAAATTATTGCAAAATTTAATACTGAAAAAGAAGCTATAAGAATTGCTAAACACGTGCAAGATGAAATTTTAAAACTGTATAAAAAATACTCTGTATAGAGTATAAAAATCAACAAAGGTATAGAGAATATTGTAATTAATATAATCTATACCTTTTTTTGATTATAAAATATACAATAATTTACTAGGAATAAATGTTAAAATTTATTATCTTTGTAGACTTACAAAGATAATCATAAAATATGATAGGAATATATAAAATAACAAATCCAAATAATAAAGTATATGTTGGTCAAAGTCGAAATATTGAGAAAAGATTTTTAGCATACATTAGAAAAAATGGAAAAGGTCAAATTAGATTAAATAGATCTTTTATTAAATATGGTAGAAATAATCATAAATTTGAGATTATTGAAGAATGTTTATTTGAGGAATTAAATATTCGTGAAAGATATTGGCAAGATTATTATAATGTGATTAGTGAACAAGGATTAAATTGCATTTTAACAGCTACTGATACTTTACCTAAAGAAGTTTCCAAAGAAACAAAATTAAAACTTATAAATAATTCTTCTAAATATTGGTTAGGTAAGAAAAAAAGTAAAGAAATAAGAAAAAATATGTCAAATGGTCAAAAAAATAGAACAATATATAAAGAAGTAACAGAGGAAACTAAGATAAAAATTAGTGAATCTAAAAAAGGTGATAAAAATCCAATGTTTGGAATTATTGGAAAAAATCATCATGGTTCTAAAAAAGTTATAAATATAGAAACAAATGAAATATATTATTCACTTAAAGAATGTTGTGAATTAAATAATTTAAATCCAAAATATATGTCTAGATGGTTAAATGGTTCTAGATTAAATAAAACTAAATATAAATATGTATGAATAAAAATAATATGTTGACAAGATTTGATGAAGGGAAATCTCACGAACAAAATGCTCTAGGTGGTGTACCAATTGGTAATAATAACTCTGTAGAACAAGGGGAAACCAAACAAAATAATTTTGTTTACAGTAATAGAATAATTTTAGATGCACCTACAGTATCACAGTATAATTTACCTAAATCTTTAATTGGTAAATCTGTTGCAGATGCTACTAAATTAATAGATAATAAATTTAAAGGTAGAAATGATAAAATTTCACAATCTACTAAAAATTCAATGTTATCTAAAATAGCAGAAGCTCAGGAATCTATGAAACCTCAAGAACCTGAAACGGAACAGAGTTATCCTCAAGAAGAGAGAAATCCTTCTCAAATGGCTTATGGTGGAGATATTGATATTATGAAAGGTCAACAATTAGGTGATACTTTTGTAAATACAGCTGCAACTGGTGCAGATATGATTGCTCCAGGCACAGGTCAAATATTAAAAGCTGGAGACCAATTGGGACAAAGTATTGGAGAATCAATTGGTGGAGATCGCGGAGAATCAATTGGTGGATTAATCAATCCAATGGGAACTCTCCGTGGTCTTGGATCTGCTGTAAAAACTGGAAATCTTAATGATATTCCTGGAATTGGAATTTTTGGAGGAAAAACAAGTAGACAAAAGGCAGCTATTGAAAATACAAATAATTTTGTATCAAAACAATACAATAATAAATATAACACACAGTGGGGTGATGGTGGTGTTTTACCATATGAAAAAATTACAACACAACAACTACAAAATACAACTATTGTACCTAACACAAACCCTAATGTTCAAACAGATAGATTTAGATACGCTGTAGGTGAACAAGGTGGTGTACAACATGGTCCTTTAGGTGAACAAGGTCATTATTTATATTATGGTAAAAAACCTGGTGATGCTGGATTTAACCCTGCAGTACACAGAGAATTTGTTAATCAAGGTGGTTATGATACATATATGAAATCTCCACAAGGTCAACAATATAGACGCAATCTAAGTACACAATCCTTACAACCTATTGAACAACTTGGTTGTGGTGGTAAAGTTAAAAAAATGGGTGATGGTGGACCTTTAGATGAAGTGTTTAAAGTTAAACAAAATTTATATCCTCAAGCAATTCAAAATTTAAAACCAGATAATAGTGTTACTGATAGTTCAGTTCTTAAACAATACAATAATGAAATTTTAAATCCTGGATTATTCGATACTCAAAAAACATTAGATGGTGATAGATATAGTTTAGAAAATAGACTAGGGAGATTTGGGACTACTGTAAATGAAAATGCTGGTAATTTAGCCAGATATGCTCCAATTGCAGCAAATGCTTATCAACTAGCAAAACTTAAAAAACCAGAAATGGAAAGATTAGATAGATTGGGTAATCGTTATAAACCTGAATATGTGGATGAAGCGCAGTTACAAAATATTGCAAATCAAACTATGAATAATACTGTTAACGCAATATCTCAATCAGGTGCATCACAAGGTCAAACTAGAGCATCTATATTAGGTTCCCAATTAGAACGTACTAAAGCACTATCTGACGCTTATAGTCAAGCTGCAGTTCAAAATAGAGCTACTAATGATAGAGCACAACAATTTAATTTAGGAATAGATAGTACTAATTTACAACAATCTAATGCAGAATTAGATATTAATGATAGAAATCAAGCTGCGTACGATACTGAAAAATCTAAATTGATTGGTAAGATTGGTGAAAATATAGGAAATGTAGGTAACGAACAAGTTTATAAAAAAATTGCTATCACAACAACTGGTTACAACTGGCTTGCAGAATATCAAAAAGCTAATCCTACTGCAACTGCAGAAGAAGCTGTAACTGCTGCTAAAAAAGCAGGTGTAATAGTTGATGATACTAAAACTACTAAAAAGAATGCACTAGGTGGTTATTTAATTAAAAATAAAATAAAATAATGAATCGTTATAGTCAAATCACGACCTCTGAATTTAACCCGTTATCTTTTCAAGAAATAATGGCTGCACCATTAGCAATGCGTCAAAAACACGATAATGCTATTTTAGCAGCTGAAGCAATGAGAATTAAAGCTAATCCTTTAGATAAACATTTAGCTAGAGCTGTTGAATTAAAAAATCAAATGGATGCTGAAATAGCTAAAAATGTAGATACTTTAAATAAAGAAGGTTATAATCCAACAACTTTTCAAAATATAACTAAACTTAATAGAGAATATCAAGATATGATTTCACCTACTGGTGAGATTGGTCAAATTAATAATGCTAAAATTGTTTATGATAAAGCTCAAGAAGATTTTATTCAAGATGCTGCTAAACAAAATATTGGTAGAGATAGAGCTATAAATTTATGGAAAGAAAAAACTAATTATTATACAGGATTTGGTGAAGATGGTAAATCTATCACTAATGTAAGTCCTCAAGGAGTTGCTGCTTATCAAGATTATGAAAAATATAAACAAGTTGCTAAATCTTTAATGGGTGAAGTTGAATCTGAATCTCATAGTGGTGGTTATAAATTAGTTCCATCAAGTTTAAATAATGGTACAATGGTAATGGTTGATAGTAAAGGTTTTCAAAAGAAATCTACAAATCTTGATGCTTTAAATAATGCTATTATTGCAGGTAATGAAATGTGGTTAAAGCCAACAGGAGAAGGTTATAAATATAATCAAGATGCGGGTGTTGATCAAAATAATTTTAGACAAAGATTTATTGGTGATTTTGGTTCAATGTTAAAAACTTCTAGAGGAAGTGGTTATGAAGAAAATGGTCAATTTATAAATGATGCTACTGGACCTAATGGTGCTAGTAGTAAAGGTTCTATGTTTAATGATGCAATACAAGATCCTAATAGTATTAAAAACTTAGATAAATCTACTGGGGAAATTGATTTTAAACAAATTGGTAAAATTAATCAAAATAATTATCCAATTGATCCAAAAGATACAGCTTATAATAAAAAATGGATGCATGAACAAAATGCAAAAAGAGGTAAACCTAATACATATAAAGACACATTAACTCCTTTACAACAAAAATTTTACGAAACCGCAGCTAAAAGATTAATTGCTTCAGGAAGACTCTCTAAAAATGCAGATTTAAATAGTACCGCAAATGCTGAAAAAATTGGATTTTATATGAAAAATCATATGAAATTTCCAACAGTTGCATCTGATATTATCAGAGCTGATGTTGCTATTGATAATCAATTATTTTCTGGTAATTTAGCATCTAAAGATCAAAACTCAAGAAATGCTACACTAACTCAAGATTTAAGACAAACTAAAGATGGTGTTCCACTTAGAACAATGTTAGATGTTGAAAAAGGTGGTAAAGTTAAATTGGAAGAAGGTGATACAATTGATTATTTAGGTGTAGAATCTCCTATAAATTATAGTAGTTATGGTTTTGAAAATAAAAATGAACAATCTGTAATGGGACATCGTGCTCAAGTTTTAGATAGTAAAGGTAATGTTAAAGCTAATGTAGTTATTAGTAGAACACGTAATGAAATGGATGATCCTACATTTAAGAAAATGTATGAAATTAGTCACGTTTATAAAAACGGATTAAATAAATTAGGAGAATGGGTTAGACCTACTGGTAATTATTCAAAAAGTAAAGAATTATCTAAAGCTAAAATTAGAGTTAATGATAATAATACATTTCAAATTCAAATGGACGGTTATCCCATATCTAAAGAATTAAGTAATGAAGAATTTATTCGTGATATGAATAAAATAATGCAATACTAATATGCTAAACGGAAGAAAAACATACGACGATTATTTTAAAGATCGAGATAAAAAAAACGGTAATACTCAAAATAAACCTGATCCAACATCTACGATGTTTAGAAGAAATACTTCTGGGGTATTAGCTACTAATACAGATTATGGAAATTCTGTTTATGATGAAAATTTAAACTGGGGTGCAGATATAGACCCTAATGACATAAAAGGTTCTTTAAATGAATTTCGAGCAAATGAACAATCAGGATTAGATCATTTAGGTATTGGTTTAGTTAGAACTGCCACCAAAGCTGCTGTAGAAGTAGCTAAACTTCCTGGAGTAATTGGTGGTATAGCAATGTCACCATTTGCTGAAGAAAACGAAGGTTTTGAAACAGCATTTAATAATCAATGGATTAAATTTTTTGATGGATTAGATGAAAGCGTTAAAGAAACTTTACCTGTATATACTAAAGAAGCTGTTAGAAATGGTGATTTTTTTGATAAAATATCATCATCATCTTTTTGGGCTGAAGATGGTGCGGATGGTGCTGGATTTATGTTAGGAATGTTAGCTCCTGGTGCAATATTTAAATTTGCAGGTGGTGCTAATGCATTATTTGGAACATCTATTAAAGCTGCTAAATTAGCTAAATATGGTGAAGGAATAGAAGCTGGTAGAAAAGCTTTAATGGAAGCAGGTATTACTATTAATAAAATAGACCAGTATATGATTCCTGCATTTAACACTATTTCTGAAGCGGGTGCTGAAGTTAAAGGTGTTTCTGATGATATAGAATCTAGAAAAGGTGAATTTGTAGCAAAATATACTAATTCTCCACAATATAGACAAGATATACTTAACAAATATAAAGAATTAGATATTCAAAGAAGAAACGGAGAAATATCTATAGAAGACTATAATAAATTATCTGCAAATGTAGAAAACGATATTATTGAATCTAGATTTAAGGAGCAAAAAGCTTTAGCTATGCAGAATACATTTATTAAAAATGTAGCTATATTAGCTGTTCCTAACTATATTCAATCTAAAATGTTATTTGGTAAAATTCCATCTAAAATATTATTAGATAAAATTGGAGGTATTGCAGAAAAATCTGTTAAAAATACAGCAAAACAAGTCGGTAAAAGAGTTGGTCAAGCATTTTTATCAGAAGGTTCTGAAGAAGTTGGTCAAACTTCTGTTCAAAATAGAAATGTTAATTCAGCATTAAATAATCAATTAGGGGGTAATCGTATAGATGATTATAGTCCAGTTACATTTGGTGAAGATTTTGTTAAAACTTTAGGTACTACAGAAGGACAAATTGCTGGATTTTTAGGTGGTATAATGGGTTCTCCAATATCTGTAATTTCAGGATATAAACAAGACCTTGCTGATAGAAAACAAACTGAAAGACTTCGTGATAAAATTAATGGTGAATCTACTGCATATAAAGATGTTGTAGGTACAAATATTTACGAACAGGAAGAATATACTAATCCCGAAACAGGTGAAGTTAGTACAAGAGATAAAGAAGTTAATGGTAAAAAAGTATTTATTCCTGAAGCAGTTGCTAAAGTTAAAAACGCTTTAGATTTAAATGAAAAACAAGGTAAAGCTTATGATAAAGCTATTGAAGAAGGGGATACTGAAACTATTGAATATTTAAAAGGTCAAGCAGAATTTAATCTTATTTCTAAATTTATAGGTGAAGATGAGGTTACTTTAGATGCTTTACACGAATATTTAAAAGTAGCATTTCCAACTCAAAAATCTGAAAATGTTTCTGAAGAACAAGTTAAATCTAATAAAGAAAATTCTCAAAGAGTAGAGAAAATAATGAATAAAGCTAAATCTCTTCAAAAAGATTTAATGTCTTATAAAGATATGGCTGCTTCTTTAATTAGAATTAATAATCCAGAAGTTACAGAAGAACATTTAGCTGATTTTATGAATCGAGTTGGTTCTACATTTATATCTGAAAGAGCTGAGGAGTTTGATGCTAAAGATAAATTAGCTAAATTAGAAAAACAAAAAGCTGATTTATTATCTAATTCAACATTTATTGAAACTGATAATCCTAACTATATTGAAGGTAAAACTGAAGATATTTTTAAAACTGTTAAAATTAGAACTAACAATCCTAGATTAGATTTAGTTAATAAACAAATTGAAAAAGTTAAAGAACAACTTAAAGATTTTGAAGAAGCTACTAATAGTACAATTTGGGATAACGAATACCTTAATAATAAGATTAGTAATGAGGTTAAGACTAAAAATAAACTTCAAAAGGAAACTTCTCCTGAACAAGTAGCTAAAAATGATGAAGTAATTAATAAGGTTAATAATGCTATAACTGTTGAAGATGTTGAAAATATTGAAAGAGATGATTCTGAAAAAACTTCAACTCAAAAAGAAGATGAATTAACAATTTTAAATAATATTAAAAAACGTATTTCTGAAGATTCTTCTTTAGATAATTTACAAAAGATTTTAGAAATTGTTAAAAATTCTAATTTTAGTAATTACGATATAAATAAAGTTATCGAATCTATAGAAAACTCTATTAAAAAAATTATAGATGAAAGAAGTCAGTTTGAAGAAATTGTATTTGAAATTGCTGAAAAATATGCGAATAAAAATAAAGAATTATCGGATAAATTAACAGATGTTGATAATAGGATTAATAAGTTGCTTGATTCAAAGCAAACTTTAAAAAAATCTTTACCAAATACTACTAAAAAATCTAAAAATAGAATTTTAAATAAGTTAATTAGAGAAACTCAATCTGAAATTAAAAGAGTAGATTCTGAAATTAAAAAATTAGAATCTGAAAAAGCTAAATTAGTTGAAAATTTAGAATCTATCAATAAAAATTTAGATTATTTATATACAAGATTAGATCAAGTTAGTAAAGTTGGTTTTACAAGTATTGATGATATTATTAATTATCTTGAAAAAAATAAAGAAAGATTTGGTGAGCATAGATTTGATATTAGTAGATTATCAACTCAACAATTTTATACTGAGCAAAATATAGAAGGTATTGAAAATGTTATAGATTCTTTAAAAGATTATAAATCTGTACTAGAACAAACTATTAAAGATTATTTAGCTGCTGATGAAGAACATAGTCAAGATTTATATTATTTACAAAGAGAACTTGAAGACACTATTGATTCTTTAAATGAATCTAAAAAAGAATTAAATAAAGAAAAAGATAAATTATTAAGACTTAATAAATCTTTAAATGATAAATTATCTAAACAATCTTTAAATAAGGAAATTGAATTTTGGAATAAATTACAAAAATATAAAGAAACTAAAAAACCAAATCCAATAATTCAACAAAAAATTGAAGCTAAAAAAGCTGAAATTATTGAAACTGAAAAAGTTGCAAATGCTGAAGAAATAGCTACTGCTACTCAAGAAGATAATGACTTTAATGATACAACAGGTTATAGTGATTTAAACAGTACAGAGGGTTCAAATATTACAGATGAACTTATACCTCAAGAAGCTGAAAATAATACAGTAGATGAGCTTAAAAGCATTGAAAATGAAGAAGTCGATGCTGGTGAAGGTGCTAAAGTTATTAGTACAAATAGAAACACCGGGGAATTATTTAGTTTTGTATCTGAAAAATATTTAGAATACGAGAGAAGTCCTATTGATAAAAAAGGTAAAAATGTTGGATTTGAAATAAATACTAATCCTGGACCAAACCCAAAAGTAAATGAAGCTTTACAAGCATTTAATCGTGGAGACTTTTCTAATCCTAAATTACTAATAGATTTTTTACCTATTAATGTACAATTTACAGATAAAATTAAAGCTCCAATTGAAACTAGAAGATCACAAGGTAAATTAGATAGTAAAAAAGATTTAGATGGTAAAGATCAATTTTATATAAATCCAGCTACAGAAAGTTTAAGACAGAATATTATTAATCATTTGATTAACGGAGGTTCTATCAATGATATTAAAACTACAATTCAATACCAGTATAAAGGTATTTTAAAAGTAGATGAAAATAGATTTGCTAACAATAACGTTCTTCAATTAAATGGAGTTAAAGATATAAAATATCTTAGAGATAACCTTTATGTAGTTGATTCATTTGGTAATTTAATGAATATACAATCAGGTAAAACTAAAACTTTTTCAAATAGTAAATTAAAACCAAATGCAGCAGGTGAAATATATTTAATGATTCCACAAGCAAATGGTTCAGAATTTCCACTTAAACTCAATATTAAAAAAATTAGTGAAAGTGAAGCTGTTTTACTTTATGAAATTTATAAAGAAATTATAACTAATGAGAAATCATTAGATACAACAGTTTCTGAAGTTAATGATGATTTAAGAGAAGCTATTTTAAAAGGCTTTGAAGCTGAATTAAATATAATTGGTGGTAATAAAAATGATATTAAACTTCAAGAAATTGTGGATTTATTAATTTATCAATCTGATAATATTAAATCTAGAATGCAAATTGAAAATGGAGTTTTATATTATGGTGAAAATGAAGCAGATATTAATAATATTGAGGAATCTCAAAATGCAATTATTAATTATTTAGTTGATAGTAAAAGGCATCAAATTAAGATTAATCCTAAATTTGCAACAGATAATACTAAAACAAATCTTAAATCTAATTCTGCAGATTATCTTAAATATTTAATTGATAATAATATATTATCTACAAATGCAGTTGTTAATGAACCAACTTTTCAAGGTTATACTAATATTTATTTAAATACAGGTATTACAATTATCAATCAATCTCAATCCATACAAAATAGTATTAAATCTGATATAGAAGTTAAAGTGGGTATTATAAATGAAAACAGAGATAAAGATTTAAATTATTTTAGAACAGCTGACGATGAAGATTCAGTAAGTTTTAATAAATATTTTCTAGAAAGATTAAATGTTAAAAATGCTTATGAAGATCTTGATATGAATATGATTGATGCTTTTTATGATGCAAAAATTGATGCTTTAAATCAACCTAAAGTTTCAGAAGCAGGTGTTCAAATTAGTTCTAATAATTTCGAAGGTTTAGATTTTGGTAATAAACAACCAACTTCACAACCTGTAACAGGACTTGTTATTACTTATACTTCAACAGGTAAACAAACTCAAACTTATACAATTGATAAAACTAAAATATTCAATTCTAAAGGTGTTGAAGTTTTCAAAGAAGATTCTGCAGATAGAAGAAAAATATTTGCTAATGTTGCAGTTAAAGAAGGTAGAGCTAAGGTTATTGAAGATAATAAAGGTGTTAAATATGTTGTTAATAATAAACAACAAATTATGTCAACCGCTACTGGTAAAATAATGGAGTGGGATGAAAATCACGCAACACGTAAATTATTATTAGATAAATATAATGGTTCAACACAACCTAAAGTATCTGAAAGTGGAGTTGAAGTTAAAACTGATAATACTGGATTTGATAGTTTATTTGAAAATAATCAACCTGAAATTAGGAATTCTCAAGAAAATTTTGTATCTTTGTCAGAAATCCCAGGAACAGTGGAAAATACTGAAATAAAAGAAACTCAATCTGAAGTTTTTGAAACTAAAAAAGTCAATACGGTAACTGAACAGAGATTAATTAATAAATCTGTTGAACTTTATAAAGAAGGTAAAGAAATGACTGATAAACAATTAGCTAGATTAGAAGAATGGAAGAAATCTAATCCTGAAGAATTTAAAAAAATATGTAGATAATTATGGCGTGTAAATTTGT